TTTCCATAGCCCCACTAAAGGACTTGCCGACACGATTACCAGCCATTAACAATCTTTGAGCTGCTAATGTATTATGAAACTTCTTTTGATACTCATACGGCTTATACGCAGCCATAATATTCGTAACTTTACGTCTTTCCAATTCCTTTGCTATCTTAACGGCTTTTTCTAGTGTATCCATCCTAAAATTCTCATTAATAAATATAAAGTTATAAATATAAACATCGCTGTTATTGTTATATCATACGGAAAATTTGTCATTTTTTAATGACACCCGTTTTCCTATTTATGGTATAATACTTTCCTGTTTTAAAACTTCTATAACGAACATTATTCCTTTTACCCCATCGCTTATTCCAAGCCCAACAGCTTATCTGACCGCCATATCTTTCTAGTAAACTATATATGTAATCCATCATTGTAACCAATTAAATACTGCCCTTACTGCTAATATAAAATAAACTAACTCCATAAGAGTTCGGGGAATATCCTTATCCTTCATTCCTATATATACCCAAAATCCACAAGAAATACTAGCCAAACCCCATCCTATCATCTGTGCTACGCTATTATAAAACCACCTAGCGTCTGACAAGATAAAGATACTAGCCATAGCTATCGCAAACCCCCACCAACGATTTTTAGCTACGTGATAGTATCTAATCTTCATTACCTTATTATATAACAAATTCATTGAAAAAATATAGCCCTTATACCTATTAACATAAGTTAATATTAACAATTTCCCCTCGCTGTGTGGAATAAAGCATATTAATAGTGACTGAAAATTTTTTTGGGGTGTAGGGGGTCAAAAAAAGAAATATAAAGAGTGTTCCTTCTTTTTATTGTTGGGGTTTCAATCAATCAAGCACAATCATCATAGCAAGGGGCAAGGGATTAACTAGAGTAAAGATATAAAGAGAGAGCAGAACTAGGGTGTGTGTGTGTGTGGATTACGTTTATTAAAGCAGATACACCAAAGCCCTAAAGGTTTTAATCAATAGGGCTTTAGGTCTTAAATGTTTAGCAATAAATTGGTCTATGCTTTGGAAACTCTAATGGAGTTCCACGATAGTATATTCTGACTTGTACGTTGTTTTGATGGAAACAACTATCGGGCTTTTTACCATCTATTTCTAGTTCACCCGTTGTTGAATTAGGCACATAGTTATCACTTTCAAATTTATGAATTACACCATTTTTTTGAATATAGTTGTGTAATCTATTAGCCCATTTTCTAGCAGTATCTATATTGAAAAAAGACTTTTTAATTTCTTTAATCCTATCGCCTTCGGTATAGTACCACCCACCTTCTTCTGATCCACCAAAAGACCTACAAGTAAGATAAACCCCTATTTTCCATAATTTAGGTTTTTTCATATTTTAGCCCTTTCTGTTTATATCTGTATTAGTAATCATCTTAATAGTTATATCAAGCTAAAGTTTTATTGAATTGATAATTATTGCTATTAAACAAGAAAAGGCATATTTCAGCGATTTAAACCTAAAGCGATTTAATAGAACATAAGCAGAACTCACGGAAATTAAATATTTGCAATTTTGTGAAATATGATTACATTATTAACTATTGTTAATTAAAAATATGGAGAAACATATGAACATAACAACAGAAGAAAAAGGGCTTAAAAATCAGATAAGCAGATTGGAAACTTTAAGAGTTTCAACTTGTTTAAAAAGCCACTCATTTAAAAAATACACAAATGAGCAACTTGAAACAATTATTGAAGATTTAAAAGACATACACAAAGGTCTTGAAGATTTCAATAAACCAATTCAAAAAAGTTATCCTCTTAACCAAACCCAAGAGGTTATATTTTTTGAAGCTATTTTAGACGCATTATGCAAATTTAAAAAAAGAGATATATTTGTAATATTGCCTAAAAAAGAGGAAGAACGAGTACCATATCTTAAAAAGGAGATTTTACATACTTTAGGATATGAGAAAATAAAAATATATACAGGGATTAGAAGAAGATAAACAAATCAAGGGGCAGTCTTTTAAAGGTTGCCCCTTTTTAATGAAAGGGAAAAAATGACAACTAAAAATGAAAAAACTGAAGCATTAAAAAATCTTAAATCTTGGATTAAGGAAGGGGATAAGATTTATTATATAATAAGAAATGTATCAACTAGCGGTATGTATAGGCATATTGGATTTTATAAATTTGATACTGATGAGAAGGGCGAAATTATAAAATATCACTTATCTTATAATATGGCAAAAGCCCTTGATTATCCATTTAAACAAAAATCTTGTTCTGTGGGTGTTGGTGGTTGTGGTATGGATATGGGTTTTAGTGTTATTTGTAATCTTGGTTATGCTTTATTTGATGATTATAAAAAACTAAAATATGAACAACTATGATTGATTATAATTTAATTTTATATATTGGTCTTGCTCTTATAATAGGGGGTTTTTGTTTGTTCTTATATTCCGAGCATAGAATTAGACAATTAGACATTGAATTGTTTAAAAACGAGCAATTAATTAAATCATTTAACAAGGCAAAAAACAATGATTGAAATTATTGAAATATTTAACCAAACACCTATTGAATTAAGAACGATTATTTTAGCTTGTTTGATAATGGGCATTTATTGGCATTTTAAAGGGGTATGATGATAAAACACTATATATTTGAAGAAAAAGGTATTTACTATGTAAATGTAGCGGAAATAACTGAAACAACTATTTCATTTAATAAAGATAAAATTACAGAAAAAGAAATACTAAAATTAAACCCAGAAGAATTATTTAGCAATTCTGGTTATGTTTTAAATGATGATGAAGAAGATTGTATAAAATCTTATGAATTTAGAGTTAAGGTTTTTGAAACTTACCTTGAATACATTAAAAGAAAGTTAGAGCATATTATATGGAAATTAAAATGGAAAGTAGGCATATATAAATGACTAAAAAAACAAAAAAAGAAGAATATAAAATTGATGATAGAATATGTATTTTTTATATAACAGATAGAGTTCACGATTTAGAAAAAATTAAGGATCATAAAAAATTACAAAAAGAAATTACCGAATTTAAAGAAGAATTACTCCAAAATATAGGTATTGATGTTATGATAAAAAGGTCAATTAGATGACACTTAAAGAACAAAAACAAAAATATGTTGAATTAGAATTAGAAACTTGTTTTGATGATACTAAATACATTAATGGAATACTTTGTAATCATTTTTATAAAATGGTTAGATACTTAAATAAAGATCAATTTAAAAATTATTTAGATGAATTGGGTTGGGACTATAAAGATTTTACAACAACAATAGGGGAATAAATGACAGAACAAAACAATCAAACTGACTTTATACAAACACAAAACAAAGACAGAATTTATAAGCAAAAAAAGTTAGAAGGACTTGATAATGCTATAAATAGTTTAATAAAATGGAAGGAAGATCACAAATTTTGTTTAATGGGTGATGAATTGACCGATTTAAACGATATTATTAATGATCTTACTGACAGATTTATTGACTTAAAAGACAACAACAATGAAGGGAAGGTGTAAAAATGAGTAATTTATCAACTCATGTAAGACAAGAAAGACCAAAGATGATGAACAAGGAAGATAAGGAATATTGGCGAGATAAGACTAAAAGACTTATCAACTCAAAACGATCTGACTTGGAAGCTGTCTTTGAGAGTGATATTCAAAAAATGAAAGATAAAAAGTGGAATAGTTTTTTGAAATCATTAAATCTTAATCCTTTACTTGCTCGTTATAATAAGAGTTCTAAAATTTATAACAATTTTAGAGATAGCAAAAACAAGGTTGAGAGAGAGTTAAGAAATAAAGTGGAAAAAGACTATCAAGCTATCCGTGATAAGATTGATCGCTTTACTAAAATAAGACAATGGGAAGGTAATTTTGATGTTAATTTTGATGATGACGAAGAAAATCAATCTGACAAAGTTATCAAATACTTATCGGAACAATGTTATGATGAGTGTAAAAAAATGTTTAATAAAACTAAAAAAGCCCTATCCTTAAATGAATTGGAAGATACGCAAGAATTGTTAAATGACGCATTACATATAAACAATTCTGATCCAAGAATTTTAGGATTAATAAAAGCACATTTACAGAAGGTTGGAATAACTAATCTTGGAATTTTAAGTGTGGATATAAATAAATATAAACAAATCGGATAATGATTATATTTGGGAAGGCGATAAGACGGACAACTTTAACAAGGATAAAAGTAATTATCTTAATAATAGTTATTGGTCTATTCGCCTTCTCTTGTAGTAAGGTTGAGTTTGATCCTAAAACTTCTACCCTTAAATATTTATTTAAGAAGAAAACCCAAGACTAAATTTTTCTTTTTTATACTCTTTCTTATTTTTTGCTTTAGTTCTATTAGATATATAGTCGTATTCATCAAAATATCTTCCAAAATAATGCGATCCTTTTCTTTGTATAACCCTATTCATAGCAAATATTCTTTTATCTTTCCAAGACATTAATTATTCCTTAATCTTAATTTATGTAAATCTTCTTCTAATATAAATTTAATATTCAATTCTAATAATTTCTTTTGACTACCCCATTTTTCAGTAAAATTTTTAGGGGAATAATGATAACTTGCTTTACTATGCCTATGATGAGAAGGACATAAACCAATCACTTCATAATCACTAGCTTTTTTTCCCATTTTGCTTTTTCCCTTTTCTTTAATGTGGTGGATTTCACACGGACTTTTAGGAAAACCCATAATATGACAAATTAAACAACCAAAATTTACAATGGCTTCAAAGTGTTCTTTTATTTTTTTGGTTTTAGGCATTTATCTAACAATCTTTTTAATTTAGGATTATTCTTTAAAATAACTGCGTATTGTTCTGA